CCCAGTGCGTACCCTTGGCACGGTTGGGGAACAGCTCAGCGGGTGGGAAGTCCAGCTCAATCCGCACGGTTCATCCTTGTGCGAATCGCTTGACCCAGAGCTGGCAACTCATACTCGTCGGCCAATCGTGCGCAGGCTTCACGCTCGATGCCAATCGCCTGCTTGGTGGTCTGGATGGCCACTGCCATGATTTCAGCCTTGGCCTGCGCCAAAGCGTCCTCGAATTCCTTGGCTGTGAACAACTGCTGTCCTGTGCCTTGGGCAAAGAACTTCTTTTGGAAATCACTTAACTCGACTTTTGCCATTTTCTCGCTCCTGTTTCATTCGGTTTACTAGGTCATGCATGGCTTCAGTGCCACGCCTTTTTTCGATGTCACTCTTTACTTTTGCCCACCACAATTGCGCGTTGCCTGAGCCTTGCTCGATAGCCTTCTTCGAATATCGGCTGATCCACTCCCGAGCTTCGCACTGCCTCATGTGTTCCAAGGTCTCCTGTGACATAGAGACATTCGATGGCGCAAGCCTCGGTGTAGGCATTACCAAACCCTTCGCGGATTTGGCTGAGGATTTTGTTGGCTTCATCTTTTGTCACTCCTGACCCCTTGCTCGGATCTTTTTAGCCAAAGATAGACAGCAACCGTCCCATTCGCCTTCAGTGCCATCGTCCGCCTGATCCTCACACACTTTTGCACACGCCTCACGCTCATGCTGTGCTACTAGCTTGGCAAACTGGGTCATAGATTCAACGTTGCAACGCCAGTGTTCGTATAACAAACTGTCTTCAACGCCCGATGCCTCAGCCATACAAATAATGTCTTTTTTGTTCATGACTTTCTCTTCGCCAATCCCGCACGAATGGCCAGCTCGTTGCGCAGGCGGTATTCGTACTTTGTTTTGCGGATCTTCTCGTGCTCTGTTGGCTGAAGCTCTGGCTCGTCGTCAAACAGGGCGGCAAACTCTTGCCACTTTGGTGGGTAACCATTCGTTGCCGCTCCCCAAGAGATCATGTCGATGACCATGACCTCGTTGATGGCCACACGAATTCGCTCACAGTCACGCAGGGCTTGAGTCACACGTGGCCACTCTTCGCCGGGAGCCTGATGGTGGTAGGCGCAGACCCAGTTGCCGCCAGTAGAGATCCCGCCAGCCATGGGACATCCGTTGGCAAAGCAGTTGTGGGTGTTTGGGCCATCAAAAGCCTCGGTCTTGGTTGTTTCAGCGTAGCGCTTTTTTGATGATGCGTAACTCATTTTTGATCCTTGTGGTATGTGCCTTCGATGATTCGGGGAAACTTGCTTGCGTTGAACAGGAAGTCCAGATCGGCTTTCCAGTCTTTGGACTTGCCTGTCAGGAAGTTGGAATCCTTGACCATGGTGAAGTACCACTCGAAGAACTCAAGCCCTTGCTGACGATCCATCTTGTCGGTCGTCACCACTTCCCGCCACCTTGCCGCTATCGCTCTCTTACGTGAATCGTTGACCACAGAGACTGCTGGCAACATTGGAAGGAGCTTGTTGTACATCTCCACAATTTCCTGAATCGGTGCAGATGGCACTGACTTCGGCTTGCCGAGGTCAGGAGAAGCTTTAGCTTCTATAGATTCGTTAGTAGTTATTGGTTCTTGGTTATTAGTTGCTATTGGGGATGGATTAGGGGGGCTATTAGCCTCCCCATTAGGGGGTGTAACACCCTTGTTAGCCCACCTCTTGGCCGCCCCACGCTTTCCAGCCTCAGCAAACTCTCTGTATTGCTTGATAACTTCGTCACATCTGGCGTGAAACCAGCCATCCTCATGCTTCTCGAACATATCGGCCAAGACAGCATCAACCACTTGGGTTCCAACACGTAACCGTCTGGCAACCCACTGGGTATCCAATGGGATTTTCTGTTCAGTGTCGTAGTACATGTCGAGGAGCCTGCGATAAGCAAGATCCTCATCGTTTGAAAGATGCGCGGTGGCGGCTCTATAGTCGCCAATATTGAATTGAAAGTAGTGCATACCGATCCCAAAATTCACATCCCTAAAGAAACTGCGGCAGGCGGGGATGGGACGCTTTTCGGCAGGGTGATCAAGCCCTACCTAGCCGTGTTTCAAATCATGTTACACGAAAAACAGATCTGGCCGCAAGTCTTTTCTTGTGACCAGCCCTTGTGTTGCTTTTTCAATCTTGACGGCCAATGCGGCAGACGCAGTTCTACGCTCATGGATGAGCAGTGACATCCATGTCAGGCTGATGCCCAAGTATTCGGCCATCTCACCTCTTGCGCCCAACGGCTCCGTCTTGAAATACTCTTGCAGTGTCATCGTGTCCTCAATTGGTTGTTGGTGGCTCACATAAAGCAGTGTGTTTTTAAGCGTTTCATCCGACGGTTAAGTCTGTAACGGCGCTAACCCGCCACACCACCAACACGGCTGGGGACTGTTCCGGGCCTCCGGGAACCCCCAGAGGACAATCCCCATGCGTATTGGTGTTAGCGCAGGGAGCCACAGAGAGAGAATAGATTCGGCAGAAAGCAAACCCAACCTGATTACTGTGCGCTAACGTGGCAGAGTATACATTAACTTCGAATTAAAAGAAACCCCACGTTTCACTCGGGAATGTATTGCACTGGTTTTTAATTTGGTGTTAAGATCTGCGCACGCCGATACGGCGGTTATGGAGAATCAAATGGAAAAACACCTTCCCTACACGACCAAGTCTGGTCTTCGCATTGGCTGTATGTACAGCCCTCCCCAACGTAATCACATGAGTGCTGATGCTGAACGCATTCAGATGGCTCTGCTTGGCATCGAGCCTGAGTACTCAGAGCGTCGTGTGTTTGGCTGGGTTGCGTACATCATCTTCCTTGCTGTACTCGTTTCAACCTTGGTTGCTCTGGGGGTGTAATGAACCAGCACGCATTTCCCACAAGCCAAATTGCCGATTCAGATGGCATGACATTACGCGATTACTTTGCGGCCAAGGCTATGCAAATAATTTTGGCAAGCCAGTATGAAGACGGCATATATGTTGGCGACTTGGATAACGACTCCGAGCATGTTTGCGCTAGATCAGCATACATCATGGCGGACGCAATGCTGAAAGCTAGGAAAGCATGACTAACAAAGAATTTCAATCCATCACTGTCAACGTGATCCTGTTTGCCATCGGCGCAGTCATCTTGGCCCTCGACCTTTTTATTTGGAGACCTTGATGAACTTACAAGACGTTATTTGGCTAGAAACCAGCAAGGGCCGTATTGGCGTTCTCATGATTCTTGATTGGCATACAGAGACGCTTCACTACTACATGGGCATTGCCAGTGGTATGAATGAGAGCATTGACATCAATCACATCTATAGCGGAGGCTACAAGCTTCCTGACTACGTAGGTATGGCCATGTTCTTTGGGGAATCGGAATGAGGATCACCATGGCCACCAATAAAGAATACAACGAATGGAAAAACGACCCTGTTGCACAGCAGGAATACACAAAATATTTACTTGAGAAAGAACTGAAAAAAGACCCAGTACCACAAGACTTTATTGACCAATTTACTAGCAAATTTAACGAAATTTTTAAGGAAAAAACATGAGCTTTATCGTAGAAAACACATCCTCTGGTGGCGAATTCACACCAGTACCCGCAGGTCTCCACTTGGCACGTTGCTACCGCATCGTTGACCTCGGAACCCAAACAGTCGAATACATGGGCGAGACAAAGCACCAGCGCAAGATCATGCTGGGCTGGGAACTCCATGGCAAAGACGACGAAGGCAACGAGCTGGTCACTGGCCGTGGCGATCCCCTTGCTATCTTCAAGAACTACACGCTGAGCTGGAATGAGAAGGCAAACCTGCGCACTGATCTGCAAGGCTGGAGAAACAAACCCTTCTCAGAGGAAGAGATGCGCCGCTTTGACATCTCCAATATCCTTGGCCAGTGGTGCATGTTGAACGTGATCCAGCGCCCCGGCAAGAACGGCAAGATGTACTCCAATGTTGGAAGCATCGCTCCCGTGCCTGCTGTGGTCAAGCAAGCTGGCCTCCCACCTGCTGTCAACGTCAACCAGCTCTTCCGTTTGGCTGAGCCTGACTACGAATTGTTCGACACCTTCGGCAAAGGGCTCAAGGAGAAGATTCAGTCCTCACCTGAGTGGCAGGCCCTCCAAGCCAGAAAACCCGCTCAAACGCCCAATAAAGCGGCTTCTAGCGGCTTTGATGACATGGACGACGACTTGCCCTTCTGATTATGAAAAACGAACGGGACGAATTCACACTTGACCTGTTTGGGGGGCACGTCCCCCCACCTACGGGCTTACAACTTGGCCACGCCTTGGCAAAGGTTGCGGCTGATAACGCTGGCGAAGAGTGGAAAACGATTGCCTACGAGACTTTTGTCCAGTATGCGCGTATGCACCACGAGTTCACCACAGAGCAAGTCAGGGCTGACAGCCTAGATGTACCCGCGCCACCTGAGCCTCGTGCTTGGGGGCACATTGTGAACATGGCCAAAAAGAACAACATCATCGAATTCGCAGGGATCACGACAGCCACCAGCCGCAAGGTGCATGGCATGAGAGTGACGCTGTGGAGATCAAAGATCAACTACTGAAGGACAAAATGACAATAACTGTACGAGCGAGCGAAAGCTCCCATTGGTACACCCGTGAAGGGCAACCAAAATACACCGTAGAAGCCAAGAACGGCAACCTGCGCAACACGACGCTTGCAGACGCACGCAAGCTGAGCCTAGTGCCATCGGTCACTACCATTATTGGATGTGCCGCAAAGCCGGGGCTCGAGGCGTGGAAGCTCAACCAGATGATGCTGGCATCCATGACCCTCCCAAGGGCCCCAGACGAAGCTGAAGACCTCTACGTCCAGCGAGTGATCAAAGACTCCAAAGAGCACACCCGTGCCGCCGCTCAGCGTGGTACAGAGGTTCACTCTGCTTTGGAGAGTTGGTACGAAGGCGTGATGGTGGCCGACATGGTTGACTACCAGATGGGCGTCGGCGAAGAGGTCAAGAAGGTCTTTGGTGAGCCTACATGGCACTCAGAGAAGTCGTTCTGCCATGAGCTAGGGTTTGGTGGCAAGTTAGACCTGCACACCGAAGACGGCGATGGCATCGTGATCGACTTCAAGACCAAAGAGTTCACAGATCCGAAGAAGGTAGATGCGTTTGACGAACACCTGATGCAACTAGCGGCCTATCGGATTGGTCTGAACCTGCCAAAAGCACGTTGCGCAAACGTGTTCGTGTCAGTGACGGAGCCCGGCCTCGTGGTTATCAAGGAGTGGGAACAAGAAGAACTTGAGCGTGGCTGGGTCATGTTCGAGAGCCTCTTGAATTATTGGCAAGCTAAAAACAAACACAAGTGAAGGACACATCATGGACGAACTGTTACCTCTTATTTTCATTGGCTGGGTTGTAGCCTCTTGGATCACCCACATCATTGTCTGTCTAAAGACAGCTTCGTGGGGATTCCTGATTGCTGGCGCGATCCTCTTCCCAATTGCTTGGATTCACGGCACAGCCGTTTGGCTTGGCATTGTTTAAGGAGCCGCCATGTTTATTTCAAACAAAGAAAAAGCCCAACTGTTCACGCAACTAAATAACGCTCTCAAAGAGCTGACAATTGCAACAACAGAAATCATTGTTCTCAAAGGAAAGGTCAAGTCTTTGGAGGGTAATGTGTATGTTCTAAAGCAAATTGTGGACTACAACAAAACTCCCAAAAGAACTCCCCAAAAGACAAAACCTAGAAAGACTTTGACACCAGAACAAAAAGAAAAACAGCGCCAGTACATGCAAAAGTACTTGGCCAAAAAGAAAGCTGAAAAATTAGCGCAGGTGAAAAAATGAACCCATATCTCGACAAAGAAGAAATCAAAGAAGCTTTCCGCAAGATCTACCTCGAGGAGAACTACGATTTCCTTGAAGATGATCTGATCAAGTTGGCTGACGGCTTCATCATGGCCGCCGCTCCCATGATCATTCGAACTGAGCGCGATATGTGCATCAAGTTCGTTAACAGCTTAAACACCAACGTGGCCCGTGCACTTGGTGAGTATCGAGAGAACCTATGACACCCAAGCAGTTCGTCAACGAGCTGTTTGGCGAGGATTGGAAGCCCTCCCAGCTTCCAGTCTTCCTCGATCAGATTAAGGCTTGGTCAGAGGACGCCCAGAGGTATTACGTGGTCAGGGACTTTGTCAAACAAGAGTTCAACGAGAACCCACGAGACCGCAAGGAATGCCACGAGTTTGACGACCTTGTGGATGCTAAGCGTTTCGAGCAAGAGCTGTAAAAAAAGCCCTCCCGTATTAGGGGAGGGCAAATTCATAGGCAACTGCGATTAGCACTATGAAGGACAAACAAAGGGCAATCAGGGTCTAGCGTAACGGAAAGCTGGACGGCTTGCTGTCTCCAGCTCTTGCGCTGTTGGCTCAGACTTCAAATACTGCTGGTAATCAGGGTCAGACTCTTGAGCAAGCACGTTCCTGCGGATGTTTCGCACGGTTGGCAAACTAATGCTCAAAGGCAACGCGGCCGGCCATGCTGGAGTCAACGTGGCTCCTGTGGCCAATGCGCCAGCGGCAGACAAACCCATATCGGTGTAGTCACGTTCTACGGGAGCACGCTCGTACTGGGTCTGGATGTCAGCAAGATCGCGCCCAATGCTCAGGCCAGCCAAAGGTGGGCCAACAAACGGCATGATCTTAGAACCCTGTCGCATCATGTTCGTAAACATGTTCTTGACTTGATCCAAGCCAGATGGGGGTGGAGGTGTCGTGGGGATGGGCGCCGCCTTGGGGATGGGTGCAAGCTGTGCAGGTTGACCCGCCTCTGGTGAACGCAAAGCATAGGACTCACGTGGGCCACCACCAACACTAGGAGCGGCCGTCATGATTCCACCAAAGCGTGGGTTTTCAACAAAGTTGTTCACACCCATGCCTTGCAGGCGGTTCATGGCCTCACGGCGCTGAGTTAGCAGGTCATGCACACCACCAGCTTCTTTGGTCATGTCCTTGGCCAAACCAGACTCGATGTCTGTCAGACCTTGGGATAGGCCGTAGTTGTACGTGCCGTAGCCAGTAGCAGGGGCGCCTTGACGCATGATGGACTGAGGTTGGCCCTGCGGTAAACCGCCCGTAGGAGCGCTTGGAGGCGCTTGTGGGGGAGTTGGTGCACCAGCCATGGATAAACCGCCTGTAGGGGCTCCTGTGGGCTTTGGTGCTATGGCTCTGGCCACACGTCCCATTGCACCTGTTGCAACCTTGGCAACAACGGGAGCGCCAGCAATAGCGGCACCAGTTAAACCGCCAGCCAAACCGTATTCTTGGCGACGCAGGTCAGCTTCAGAGTTCTCGCGGATAAAGTCCTGCTCAGGGGTGACCATCTTCACGCCGGTTGTGTCTAGCTTGCCCTCGTCGGCTTGCCCCGTTTGCTCTGTTTGCTCTGTTTGCTCTGCTTGCTCCGCCGGGGCGGCCTCACCAGAAGCAGTGGCTGGGAAGCCAAACGTGCCAAACTCATTGAGCTTTTTGACATACTCTTTGGCGCGTGGGCCCATGGGTTTGCCAGAGGCAAGATCAGCAATCGCATCAGGGCCGCTGTGGTAGTACACGGCAGTCAGCTTGGGGTCGTTGCCCGTGTATTCCAAAGCCTCTTTGATGTTTTTAATGCCGGCTTCGATGTTCTTGGTTGTGTCGCGCAGATCTTTTTCTGAGTAGCCGTAGGTTTTGGCTGTCTTAGGCAATATCTGCATGAGGCCAACAGCACCATCTTCGCTGTCAGGCGCATCAGGGCGAAGGCTACTTTCCTTGAAAGCAATAGAAATGGCAAGCGCAGGTGGCACGCCCAACTCTTTGGCTTTGATCGCCACTTGTCGAGCGTACTCAAGCTGATCTTTATCCAGCGCCTTCAAGAAATTCAGTTCGGCCATTTGTATTCCTTAACGCAGTTCTTTTTCGACAGCCGCACGAGCCGCATCTAAGTCAGGCTTGCCCTTGGTCGAGGCTGTCTTGCCGCCCCAGATCGAGCGCAATTCGCCCTCGTACTCCTTGAGCATCTTCTGATACTCAGGCGTGCGGCGGAATCTGTCGTAAGACAGGTTGGAGTCTTCGATTGAATTTGCAATCTTCTCAGCAAAGTTTGCTCGGGCAAGCAACATGTCAGCAGTCTTGTTGATCGAGTTGACCGACATCTTTGTGTTGATCGTCGTATCAGCAAACATGCGGCGTTCACCGTCAGAGAATGCACCCTGACCTTTGGCCAATGTACTTGCCTCAAACCGTGCACGGGCAACCTGAGTGCCCAGTTGATAGTAGCGATCCAAGATGTCTTGCTTGCGCTGGGTGTAATCTTTGGAGCTTTCGTCAGGCTTTTGGGGCACGTTGAAGGCAACATTGGCCGCAACCATGGCATCACGGAAGCCGACGGGCGTGAACTTGCCCTCGTCAACCATCTTGGCCAACGCAGATCGAACTGTAGGCTTCTCAAAGATGCCAACAACTTTGTCGCCGCCTTCTTGATTGACCAAGTCTTTGGCGGCTTGAGCAACGGCTCTGACCTCGATGGCAGGCTCAACCTTGTCCATTGCTGTACTTGTACGTGCACCGCGGCCAGTACCAGCCTTCTCAGCTTCGGCTTTGGCTTGTGTGGCCTCAGCCTCCTCTTGGGCTTTGGTCTTCATGCCAGTCTGTGCTGGCGCATTAGCGGGTGGCGCACCTGTAGGTGTAGCGTTGGCAGGAGCTGGCTTCGTAGGACGCTGAACGCCTTGAGTGATCTGATCAGCAATTGTCCAGTACTTCTCTGGATTGTTCTCGGCCTGTGCGCCAGCCAAACGGCTTGCCATAGTCTTGCTGGTAACAAAGACGCCTTTGCCGGGAATCCTGACATCGGTGGGTGTTGGGTCAACAGGCGAAAACACTTCGCCAGTCTTGATGTTTGTTGCGCCACGCTCGTTAACCACGACGTTCTTGCGGCGAATCTCATCAATCTCTTTCAAGATCTCGCCCATAGGCTTGCCAGCACGCTTTTGTGCCATGGCATACGCCGTCTCATCTTGATCCCAAGTTGCAGGTTGCGCAGGGAACAACTGCTGGCCAGTAGGCTGGGCAGGTTGAGGCGCAGGTTGTGGGGCGGCTTGAGCCAATGGTGATGGGGCGGCAGGAGCCGCTTGAGGCAATGCGCCAGCAGGTGCAGGAGCTGTTGCGGGGGCCGCAGGAGCGGCAGGCAACGAAACGCCACCAGCGGCGGGAGGCATGGAAGCACCACCTTGAACTGGGGCAGGTGCAGGCTGTGCGGGCTTGGGAGCGAATCTGTCGAGTATCGCTTGATCTTGCTTGGCGTTCTCAGCTTGGATGCTTGTTTGCAGACCTTGCTGAGCCAGCTCCATGCGCATCTTAGCCATGTCCATGGTGCGCTTTTCTTCAGCCTGAGCGGCTGGGCCAACAGCGGCGGCCACGTTGCCAAGAGACTCACCGAAAGAGCCAGTCTTTGTAGGCGCTAGGAAGCCTTGAGCCATGGCAAGCATGGTAGGGTCAAACAAACGGTTTTGACGCTGTGCAAGGATGTCTCTGGCCTCTTGCTGGGCGGCTTCGTACTCACTCCAAGCAGAAGTGCCGTAACCCAACGAAATTGGAGCTGATTTTTCTGCCATTTTTTACCTCAAGTCCAATATCCGGGGTCAGAGTACTCGCCAGTTTGAAGCGGATTGCCAGAAGGGTTCATTGCAATATCAATTGCTGTTCCAGCCTTGCTTAAAGCCTTATCCAACCAACCAGTATTTGTGTTGTTTGTGCCACTTGCAACCAATGAACCCAAGCCGCCAATCTGCGACAAGATGGATGGGCCGTAGGATGATGCTGGGCCGTCGTACTTCTCGGTCGTGACCGTTGGGTACGTGTAGCCACGTAAGATCTGGGCCACGTTGCTGGCCATTGTTGTTGGCGCGTTGATCAAAGCTTGATTTTGAGCTTGCTCAATAGCACCGATGTCAGCACCAGTCTTCAAGCCAGTCGTGGCGGCTTGCTGTTCTTGAGCGCCCAAAGTGCCCAAAGCTTGTGCGGACTGTGTCTGGCCACTCATCTCACGCAGTGCGGCGTCAAGGGCTGACTGGTAACCAGTCATCTTGGCTTTGTTTTGCTCTTGCAATAGCGTGGTGTTCACGTCGCCCATGGTCTGACCCAAGGCGTTTGCATAGCGAGTGCTACCCAAACCACCAGAACCGACAAAGCCAGCCTTGAGCTGGGGTAGAAGGTTACGTTGGACATTGGTCGCACTGCGAGTGGCCATGTCGTCAACGACAGCGGCTTCGTAGGGGTTGTAAAACTTGGTGATGTCAGAAGTATCAACACCAGCGCCAGCTTGGCCAGACTTCAAAGCCTCGTCCATTGGCGTTTGGTAGCGCATCAGCGCCTCTGGAGCGTACGCGGCAACATCCTGTTGCAGTTGACTCAAAGGCGCAACGTAAGGCGTTCCAGCAGTCTTCAGCTCTTCCTGAGTTGGTGCGGTATATTGCCCAGTTGTTGGGTCAACTTTGCCCAAAGACTGCTGACCTTGCTGTGCAAGCTGGGTCAGGTAGTCCGTCAGGTACTGAGGAGCTACAGCCGCCGTCTCTCTGGTCGTCTGTACATTTGGTGGTGCTTCACCTTGGAATAGTCCCATTTTTTCGCTCCTTACCGTTTCTTCAGGTAGTCAAGTGGTGATTTCAGCGCTGGTGGTGGCAGGTCTTTTGGCTTCTTAGACCGTGCTCTCTCACGAATGGCGTGCATCATTTCGTATAGTTTATCTGAACCAGCCTTGGTTGAGCCATTTCCCAGCGCAGAAACTACGTCCGCAGGGAACACAAACTCACCGTCAGCTAGCATGGCTTTGATGTCGTCGGACTGGCCGTCACCCTCGCCGGCAACATGGGCGCCGTGGCGGAAATCCATGCGGCCGTCAGGACGGGGAAGGGCTCCTAGAGCACCGCCAGACTTGGCCAGCAGGGGCAATGGCATAGCACCACCAGAGGCCATCTGCAAGGGGGCTACGTAGCCACCAGCCTTGAAAGCGGCCTCTTCCTCTGGTTGCTCACCAAACAATGTGTCAATGTCGTCTGGGGCATTCCCGTATTTCCACGTGCCTTGATCTGGCATATCTGCTTCCTGTGTATTAACTTGAGGTAATGCTGGCATTTTCTCAGTATTCATGTCATCTTGCAAAGCATGAAGCTTGGCAAGCGGATCTACGAACTTATCCTGAGTCATGTACGCCTTGAGCATTTGAGGTGGCAGGCGACCTAAATCAGCCCCGCCAACCATGCCAGCCATCAAACCAGCAGTTAAAGCCGGCGAGGTTTTTGTAGGTGTTTTTGTAACAGGCGTTTTAGGTGTTGTTGACGTAACTGTCTTGTCCGTTGGCGTGCCTGAGATCAAGTCATTGACCGAGCTGATCAAGTCAACTTTTGCAACAGAGTCCGTTGCCGCATCAGTTGCCAACTTTGTCAGCTCTTTGATGTCAATTTTGACGTTTGTGCTGACGGCGGCATTCACAGCGGCATTTACAGCAGTGTTGACATCCACACCAGCATTCACGGCCGCGTCCACGGCAGTTGTCACAGCAGTGTTGACAGCGGTGTTCACGTTCGTGTTCACATTTGTATTTACGTTTGTATTTACATTTGTGTTGGTGTTGGCGTTTGTCGTTACTGCCGCATTGATTGCCGCTGTTACCGATGTGGTGATTGCCGTGTTTGCGTTTACGTTGTTGTTGATCGCAGTCGTAACAGCAGAGTTGACGGCGGTAGTTACAGCGGTGTTTATGTTGGTGTTGCTGGTGACAGCAGTTGTGACCGCAGAAGTCACGGCTGAGTTAACAGCGGTATTTACATCTGCATTGTTTGTAACCGCAGAAGTGATGGCCGTAGTTACAGCAGTCTCAACCGCCGTTGTCACGCTTGTGTTGTTTGTCACAGCCGCATTAACCGATGTAGCCACAGAGCTTGTCACGGCAGTAGCTACGCTTGTGCCATTGGTCACCGCATTGGTGATCGATGAATCTACAGCCGCAGTTACAGCGGTCGTCACAGCCGCATTGACATTTGCGCCAGAAGTTACAGCCGCGGTCACAGCCGTGTTGATGGCGGTGGTTGTATTGGCTCCGGTCGTCACCGCGGTGGATACAGCGGCTGTCACGGCGGCATTGGTTGCAGTCGTAACATTTACGCCGGCATTGGTGGCCGCTGTAATTGAGCTGGACACAGTCTGAGACACATCTGCACCGCTTGTGATAGCAGAGGTCACCGTTGAATTGATTGCAACCGAGGTGTCAGCGCCTGCTGTGATAGCTGAGTCAATCGACGAAGTGACGGTCTGAGTTACGTCTGCACCATTTGTTACAGCAGAAGTCACGGCAGAGGTGATAGACGCGCCTGCATCAGCTCCGTTGGTGATCGCAGAGTTGACAGAAGCCCCAACAGCAACCTCAACAGACGCGCCACTGGTCAAAGACTGTTGGACAGAGTTTGTAATCGCCGTGTTCACACTTGCCGCATCTCCAGAAGTGACGGCGGTTGAAATGTTGTTGTTGATTGTCTCAGTCTGAGCGGCGACATCCACCGCACCAACAGAGCCAGCAGTTGTTTTGCCAATCAAGTGACCAAGTGCGCCTTGCGTCATCGCATCACCAAGGTCAATCTTTCCTGTGGTGAGGTACTGTGTGGCCAAAGCTGTGGCAGTCTCTTCAATGTTCTCAGAGATACCTTCCTTGGTTGAACCCTTGGCAAGCTGAGATCCGATGGAGCCAGAGCCTTCTCGGAACACGGTCTTGATCAAGGCGGCGTCCATGACACCAGAGGTGACCAATGTGATAGCGCCAGCAGACAAACCTACTTTGGTGGCCAGTGCATCTGCGTTTTCTTTGCTCATGCCCTTGGCGATGGCCGCGGCATAAGCATCGTTGTATGCCTGACCCATAGACTCACCGGCGTTCAAAGCGGTATCAATACCCGCCGCCGCGGCAAGGCTCATGATCTTGGAGGCTTTAAGAGCCACTCCAGCAGGCAAGATCTCTTGGAAGCCTTCGCGGGTGATCATGTTCAAAGCGGCAACAGGGTTCTCCCAACCAGCCTTCAAACCAGCAATCAGCTTTCCGCCCATGCCATCGGCTTTGGACACGGCGTTCACAATATTCTGTGTGCCTTGCTTGGACTCAGCAGTTTCAATGGCAGAACCAAGATCTTGGGCGGCTTTACCAGCCTTCACAAGCATGTTGTTCGCGTCTGTTGCGCCAATAGTGGCCAAAGCGCCACCAAATGCCGCCAGTTGCTCTCCGCCTGCGCTGGCAAGGTTAGACAGTCCTGTCTGCACAACAGAGCCTATGGCATTGTTTGCGGCAATTACAGCCTTACCCAAAGCAGTATTGGGGTTGGCAGTGGCTGTGCTGTTCAGTAGCGCTACGCCTGTTGATGGGTCGTAGACCGTATCATTAAAGCCGTATGCATCGCCAGCAGTGAAGTCTGGGATGACTTTTGTTTTGTCCAATGCATTAGCGGCGGCTTTAGCGTCATAGTTGGCATAGGAAGCGGCTGATCCACGACCACCACCAGCCTCTGTTGAAGCGGCAATGCTGTTCAGACGAGCAATGTCAGACGCGGCGGCAAGAGATGGGTTCTCTTCACGGGTGTCAGTGGTGTACTGTTTACCGTTCCAAGTAAATATTTTGCCAGCCCCCAAGCCATCACGAGCGGCTTTGTAAGCATCATTAAAAGAAGTCGCGCTGTCAATTTTGTCTTGAGTAACTGCGGCTTGCAAAGCGGCGTTTGATGTGCCTAACGTGTAGGTCTGGCCACCAAAGGTGAATGTCGTACCATTTGGGTTACGAGCCTTGGCTAAAGCCGCGGCTTGCTCAGGAGTTTCAGCCTCATCATTACCAATAACAGTATTGTTGGCCTTTGCATTGGCCGCCACAGCCGCATCTACTCCGGCAAACTCACCGCCAGCCAGATTGGCGGCTGTTGTAGCAAGTTTTGTCGCATCCGTCTCTGATTTTACGGTGCTCTCAAGATCGGCAATCTTTGCGTTTTCGTTAGCGTTAATCGTGTAAGTCTTGCCACCGAATGTGAACTTACCGTAACCAGCCGCATCAGCCGCTTGTTGTGCCGCATTGACGTCTGTCGCACCACTAGCATCAAATGTCAAAGCCTTATCAAGTTCAGCATTCACAGCGTCGTTGACAGCCTTGTCAGCCTGAATAGCTGTAGCAATTGTCCCGGTCTTAGAGGCTTTTGCGGCTGTAGTTGCGGCTGTTATGCCAGCGTCAACCAAGTCGCCAATAGATAAGTCACCACCATTTTGAAGGGTTGTCTTTGCTACGTTTTTGACAAAGTCTTGCTCACCAGCGCTTAATTTATCAAAACCATCGATTGTTCCAACGATAGCGTTTACGCCTGCATCGATACCGCCGCCAATCAGCAAGTTGCCAATGTCAGCTTTACCTTGGCTTGAAACCAACTTTCCAGCACCCTTGGCAAGCACGTTTGTTGCGTCAGCGCCAATTGTGTTTACAAGATCCGTAGATCCAGAAATCTGTCCAGCAACTTCACCACCCACATAGGTCAGCAGTGCCCCTTTTGCGATGTCTTCAATGCTTTTACCTTGAGCGGCTTGTAGCGCGGCCACGCCTGCTGGGCCACCAAAGTATGCGGCGGCGGCAGTGGCAATTTTCCCAAGGATTGGGTCGTCGGCAAACATCTTGACCAAGTCATTGGAAGACCCGCCAGTTGTGTAAAAGATAGGTTTCCCGTCAGCAGTAAAGGTGGTTCTGAAGGCTGTGTTTCCCTCGCCGGCATAGGTTCCAGACCACAGGTCGCCTATTTTGTCGGACTCGCTGAAAGCTTTAATTAAAGCTTGTCCTGTTTCTTTGTTACCAATGACTTTTTGGGTTCCAATAGGAGCTACATACGCTGTAGTGTCAGAACCACTTTCCCCACCAGAGATGTATTCTGTTTTAACCAAGTTGGGGTCTACGATATTGCCTTGAGCGTCCTTGTAACCAACAAGTTTTTGCGTGTAATAGCTTCCGCCTTCACCATCACTGACCAAGTCACCTTGTTCATAAACTGGCGTAACGGCTTGATCAACTTTGACATCAACCATGCCAACTTGATAGATGTCCTTCACGCCGTTGGCAACCAACTGTTTGGCCATGGCTTCAGCATTAGCTTCAGGAGAACCATATCCAGCACCAGTCCAATTTGCTGAAGTGCCTTGAGCCAAAATTTGAGCTTTGAGTTTGGCAACATCATCAAGATTGATGTCGTAAACTTTTCCCTCAAGCTCAATTTTTTCTGTGGTGGGTTTTGCTGTTGATGTTTTTCCAGCGTCAACTTGAGAGGAAGTATCTAGCTCCAACTTCTGCGCGGCAGTTAGACCTGTTGATGTTGGTAACCCGTCAACATCAGTGGCTGAAGCCGCCAATGTGCTTGGTGTTGTTACTTGATTTTGTGTGGTCGCTTGCTGTGTAGCTTGTGTAAGCGCACCAGTGGGTACGGTCTGTTGATTAAGATTGGTTTGAGTAACAGCGCCTGATTTGTCTAAGGCGCCAGTATTTGCGGCTCCAGTAGTTTCGACAACATTAGTTGGGGCGGCAATAGTAGATAGAGGAGAGGCAACCTCGGCTTGGACTGTGGCCTGTTTTACTGGTTGTCCAAAAACGGATTGGGCCATCTTGTTGACGGCCTCTTCATTGTAACCATAGCCTGAAAGAGCGTTCAGGTATGCATTGACATAGACATCGCTGTATTCTGGGTTGTCTTCGTATACGTAGCTGTATTTGTTTTCAATCGCCATATTCAGTTCACCGATGGGTTTACAGCGTTAACGAGCGCTTCCGCCCATTCTTGCCAGTCTTCGTAGATGTATGGGCCGGGAATGCCTTCATTGGTAAACACATCAATCGCCTTCAACCCCGCCGCCCATTCTTTCCAGTCCGTATTTGCGTCTGGAATGGCCAATTGTTGCACAGCATACAGCTCGCACATAAGCGAAGCCCACGACTCGAAGGTGTGATACCTTGGATCGTAAACCTGTGAGACGTTGAGAATGTTTGCCATTACGGTCTCACGTCGCCCACGTCAGCGTCTAAGATGATCTTACCAACTTGGTAATTACCACCAGCCACGTTAGAGACAAATTTCAAACGAAGCTCACGGCGCTGTTCACGCATGTCAACCTTACCTGTATCTGGATCAAACACGTAGGGGCCTGTTGTAACGTCTTCTGACTGCGCAAATGGTCTACCAGTGACATAGATCTCCATCTCACCATCCTGAACAAAGTCAGGCTCAATACGCTCTAGGCGTAGCCATCTGTTCTCGCCAACAGGATTTGGTTGTGATGGGCCACCAGACACCCAGCCGAGGTCATTTGTCTCGAAATAAGACTCGATGGCCAACACATTGGTGTCCTGAACCGCATCAGTGCCAATCTCATGTTGCCACAAGGAAACAAAGTTCACCACCTCATCTACCGTGATTGCAAGGCTTGATCCAGCAGGAATGTCGGCTGATAGGACGTCACCAGACTCGTAGTCGACGCCTTTGTCGTAGATCGTCACAGCAGTGATGATGCCGCCAGCCACAGTGATGTTGGCTGTCGCACCTGTACCGCTTCCGCCTGTCAAAGCTTGGCTGTTGTAGGTTCCGTTCGTATAGCCAGATCCACCGTTTGTCAATGTGACGGTGTTGATACCGCCAGTGGCGTTGGTTTCCCAAGAAGCCGCGATTGGATAGTGGAAGACCTGAGAGAAGTAGCCAGCAGAGCGACGAGCACCAAGAGCTTCGCCTGCGTCATACCATGTGTTCTCGCGAACGTTGTAGATGATTGCATCAGTGCACTCAGTCTCGTTACCACGAGGGTAGAACCACCAGATTTCACCAAAACGAGGAACCTTAGACACCCAAACCTTCTCACGCTGAGCATAGTTAAGATTGTCGAAGAAGTAGTTCTGGTTCATTTGATTTGGAATCTCCTTCACAACACCGTTGTAAAGCAAGAAGCGATCAACACCGCACCAGTAGTAGATGCCGTCGTACTCAATCACTGATTGAGAAGACAGGATTGACGACTGAGAAGAGATCAAGTCATAGCGCCAATATTGGGGAGGTGTACCAGCACCACCAATGAATGACACACGGATTAGGCTGTCAAGGCTCCAAAACAGCCCAGAAGGCGCGTTTGAGCCGCCACGCACTGGTAGTCCTTGGACAATCTTTCCTGTGGCCACAGAGACCTCATTTGCGTCCGCGGAGACCCAGTCTTGTACGTTGCCTGCTGAGCAGTTCTTGATCAAGCCGTTATTGCCGTAAACAAACACGTACGGGTGGAGCGTAACCACGCCACCAGAGACCGATACATTGTTGTCAAACGTCAAAGTTACTGAGGCGCCATTGGCGGTAGCGTTAGCTGAAATCACCAACGCTGTCGTAGTGATTGACACTACGGTTGCACCCGCGGGGATGCCCGTGCCAGAGACAGATTGACCAGCGCCAATCAGCAAATTAGCTGTGGCCAATGTGATATTTGGTGATCCACTCGTAATGGTCGCGGCAACTTCGGTGAAAACACCAATTGGCGCTAAGCTCGTGCCAGTGATGTCGCCACCCAAAACAGGGGTGTTGATGTTGTTGTCAATGAGGGTTAGGGACTGGCCGGGGTGCGCCAACAGAAGGTTATCCCCAGACCCACTAACGTCATAAAACGTATCAAACTGCCACAGGTTATTGTCCGAGGCGGTAAAACCGCTCAATGTCATATCCGTGATGCCAGATCCCACGCCGTTGTTATCAATGGGAACAACCTGCAAGCCCTGTGAGTGGCCACTGAAGACGTTGTTAAAGCTTTGCTGTGGGTTAACGTAGATGCCTCGTGATGGGCCAGATAGACCAGCGGTGATCTGACGATAGCCACCTATCTTACGAGGGCGACCGCGTTGGAAACGAACCCATCGACCAGAGTTGTAGAACTCTTTGTCAAAGACAGTGCCATCGCGCTGGACGCCCGGCTTTGTGTCAAGCGCGAAGACCTTCTTTGTCATTAGAAAGAGCCCCCAGTGACACCAGTTGTGAAGGTTCCAGTTGTACCAGAAACGGCTCCAGAAAACGTGCCAGCCGTTCCAGCAACAGATCCAGCAATCGTCAAACCTGTTGCCGATAGCGTAGACCTCACCACACCCAAAATAGCTGTATTAAATTGTCCAGCGCCAGCACGGTAAACACCCGTATTTGTTTCGCTTGCAAAACTCAGAGAAGGGGCTCCAACATTTCCATCGGCCAATGAAACCGATGTCACGGAGCCAGCTTGAGATGTGTTGGCATTAAAGAAATTGGTTCCATCGCAAGCCAAAGTAACTTGCTCACCAGCGGGAATTGCAACCGATGTACCAGAACCTGTTCCAACTGTCAGCGTATAACCGCCAGCAGTCACGGAGTTCTTTATCACGTACAAGTTCACCACAGGCGGATATGTAACCGTGACGTTGCCTGTAAGCGTTCCTGTGTATGTCTGAATTGTGTTGGATGCTTCGCTGGCGCTTAGGGTGTAGGAACCAGAAGTTACAGCCTTAACCAACGATGTGTAGAAAAACTGTGAGCTGACGCCGTAACCCACGGTGATGTAGGTTGTGCCGGTGCAAACAATGAATGCCGACTCAGTTGGCGCAAATGTCTTGGTAGACGCGCCATCAATGTTGTCAGTGGCAGAGATCACCATTGATCCCGTGCCGTTGTTCTTAAACAGCGTGAACCAGTTGTTACCCAAAGTAGATGTGGCTGGTAGCGTATAAGTACCTGCACCGCCTGACCAAATTAGCGTCTGAGCGCGATCAGTCGTGGCAAACGTTCCGCCAGTCACAATTGCCTGAGCTGGATGGCTTTGATTCAAAGTTGAGCCACTTGCGACCAAGCCATATCCTGCCAAGGTGGCGGCATCAGCAGAGGAGGTTCCAGTGCCAAAAGCAATAGTTCCCCAAGTTCCCGTAACTGTTGGATTGGCTGTGATGTAAACGTACTTGGACTCACCAGCGGCCACAGAGATGATTGTGTTTGCGCCAGCGTAGTCTTTAACTGTGAAGGTGTTTGAGCCGACGTTGCGGATCAAAGCATCTTGACCAACAGAGGCTTGATTTGCAGGCGGCATGTACAGGCTCAAGCCTGTAGTTGTGGCCGTCACCTGCATGATTCGAGCGGCGTAGTCGTCTGTAGCGTTGCCGTTGATTGGCCACTCAAGCTGAGTGTTGGCGCTTAAAGTGACGGCACGATAGGAAACGTCCGTCGGTTGAATGACGTTGCCTGTGAATGGTGAGTTGTAGCTCATGTTAGTCCTTAACTGTCGTTGGCGACCGCTTGACGATCAGCAATACGCAACTTGTCTTCTGCCGTCAAGATGTCCATGATCAGCTTGTACTGACCCTGCCACATTGGAATTCGATCATCGTTCTTGAGGAATGGCATAGCCTGTAGGAGCGATCCATAAAGCAGGGCTTGAGGGGCGTAGATTGTGAACCAGTTAGTTTGGTTAGAGCTGTCTAAGGGTTGTACACGCTCGTAATACAAAACCTCAAAATCGTACGCTGTATCTGGAGTAGGAGCCACCATCCAATGGGTATAGTCGTAGTCGCAGTAAAAGGCTGGTGTGCCTTCTAGTGCTGGGTTTGGCCAATATTCACGCAGATATTCGTATTTGCGGATAAATACAGGCTGACGTACACCATCCACAGTGATATTCATGGAGACCGTCTTGTGCCAACGAGCTGGCTTGTCGATCACATTGGCGCCGGCAGTCATTGTGCTGGTGTTGACTGTCAGGTTGCCCAAAAACTTAATCTGAGAGGCAATAACCTGCTCAGCAAGCATGATAAACAAAGGGATTTTGTCCAGCGTGGCGGCGTCTGTACGCTCCAGATAGGACTGGATGTTTTCGACCAAACTGTCATAGGTCATAACACTTGCGGTCGTCATGCGTTCACCTCGTAGATTCTTTGGGCCATTTTAGTATGCCTTTAAGATAAAAACAACGCCTTCTCAGCTTCCCTGCGTTTTTTGAGTCCGGCCAGAACTTTGCCGCCGGCCATGACGTACAGCATCAAAGCCTCAGCCGCCCCCTCCCAGTCGCCTCGATTGATCTTCATCCGAATAGAAGAGCGCTGAAAGGCGCCCAGTCCAGCGTTGAAGGAAAAGCTGACACACGTGTCGAAAGCGCCTTGACGACCAGCAAGAGCGGGAGCAAGTCTAAGAACACCACGTTCAGTAGGGCCGACGTCATCTTCGAATAATTTATTGATCTCTTCTTTTGACCAGACACGGTTGTGCTCCTGTTTCAATGGGTACTCACTGCGGATCATGCCGCTGTAGCCCTCTTTTCTGACCATTGGTAGGCGGATTTGGTCTTGATACAGCACGTGCCCGTATCCGATTGTCCAGATATGGGCGGGGCATAGGTACGGTTTAGTCCTGTACCCCTCGTACTGGTGCATCAATTTAGCGCCAGCCTCACCCAATTTCATTTTTTGCTCCAGCTACGTGAGCCAAACCAGAAACCGATGATCGCACCCAACATGGACATCTCGTCAGAGCTAAAAATTACATCAGCCAAGCGGATTAGCTCATCGATGTTGATGATGAGACCGGGGTGTGTGTGGACGTAGTAGGCAATCCAAGCGTTGATTGCGCACAATTCGAGGACAAACAGGTAGGTCACAGTGGGTCGCACGGTTCCCATGTAGGTCACCACCCAGCCAGCCGCCTTTTTCATGATCTCTTTGTCGTGGTCATACGCCGCCACAGTCATTTGAGCATCGGTTTCCATGGCAATCTGGTCTGTACGGATCTCTTCGATCTTCTGCTGGGCGGCAAAGCCCTGCGCCATCATCTGAAGTTGCATCTGAACTTGGATGTTGGCCAGCGCCAGCTCATGCTTTTGATCAGATTTGTTCTGAAAGTACTCCAAAAGCTTTGGTAAGCCAGAGATCAGTAGTCCGCCAAGGGTTGAAAGTAGTGAAAACATAGTTGCTCCTTATTCGTCGGCCATATCTGTGGCGGCTAGGTTAATTCGGGTCTTGAGGGCGGCGATGTCTTCAGGCTTTTCCTTGAACCCGACGGCTACGTAGCCTGCAAATTTGCCCATGTCAGGAGGAATTGAGCCTCGGCACATGAACTTCACGCCTTGTTTGGCGCCCCATTCGCCCACTTTTGACGATGGGTTGAACTCTTCGCACATGACTTCACCGTTGAGCATGGCCACCATGGCCGCATTACGGTCAGCGCTGGCGTTAAACAGAGAAGAGACCGTGCCCTCCATCTTTTTCTCGCGTGAGCCGTCAGAATTGAGGGCCAGCATGGTTGTTCTGCTGTTTGTGGCCAAGTTGGCCTTGTGAACCAGAACAATCAGACCGTCAACATCCTTCATCAAGCCCTGTGCAGGCTCGATCAACTCGTCCTGTTTGACAAGCTGAGGCATGTGGTCTTGGTTTTGGATGGCGTGCAGGATGACTTGACGAGAGTCCCAAGCAAAATAGCCAGCAAAGGCTAAGAAGCTTAGAAGTATCACTGTGAACAACTTAAAAGGGCTATCAACCCACTTAATCAGGTCTGTGACGCGGCCAATTGCATCCGTTGGGGGCTTGGGTGCAGGAGCCTCTACGGCCGCTCTGGGTTTTGGTGTTCGTCGCTTAACTGGAGCGACTTTGGCCGGGGCTTTTTTTGATGTGACCATTATGCGTATCTATCAAAGTGTCGTGTACTGTTAAATATTTCCAACTCAATTATGCGTTGACGTGATCGTTTGTTGTACAGCTCAATCTCTAGCGCGTCAACAGCTTTCTCAACCTTTGCGGCCTCCAAAGCTAGCTTGTATTCGTACTCCATTCGCTCGGCACGTTTTGCGTGGGCTATAGAACGTATATCGTAGGGGCTAGGGTGCACAAACGGATACCACTTGTGCAACTGAATCATTTCCTTTCCCTCTCCGCCGCTCTTGCAAAAAAATACAAAAGCTTCCCACGTAGCTCCGAGCTGTCTGCAACACCTGCCCACATGGGCAAATTGTTCCAAATAACCAACAACTGATCCGTTGAACAGTTATCGCCGTTTGTTGTCAGCCACCTAGATAACTCCATGTGGCGCAGGCTTGGATCACCCAGCCAACTTAGCCCATAAAAGTCCGAAACAATGCATCGTTCATTCGCGGTGGCCCCTGCCAAGCACAGCAACAGTGGGAGAAGAAGCCAGCGCATTTAACAAATTAGCCCCACATCCACAAAATCGTAAAAGTCCCCCACACAATGAAGGCGACTATGACTGAGGCGAAGATGATTGCTTCAGCCCAGTCTTGCATGTCAAAACCCCAAAAGCTTTTTGACAAACTCGCCAGCCACGCCGGGGCCAAAGAGCACGCAGATCATCACCGCGTACAGTAAGTACTCAATTTTTGACATGCGCTTGTCGCCGTCACGCAATGAACGATCTATGCTGTTGTACCGCTCAGAACAGATGGCTTCGTGCACAGCTAACCTCTTATCAATTTCAACGCTCATTTTTTAGGGTCGCCTTGATTTTGGTTAAATCGGCTTGGGTAAATTTTTGATACCCAGACTTTAGGTCTTTGGGCATCGGAATGGTCTGTATTTTCGCTGGTATTTCAGTGCTTGCCAAGAGGGCGACATCGGCAAATGACATTGTTTTTCCAGTGCCCACGTTCCAGATGCCGGACTCGGCCACTTTGAAGAACCGTTTGTGCACGTTAATCACCTCGTCTACGTGGATAAAGTCCCTCTGAAACTGGTCACTTCCCTCAAAAATCTTAATCACGCCAGTCTTGGCTTGCTCTCTAAACTTGTGGAACGGGGAAGCCTGATCACCCTTGTGATCCTCGTGGGGGCCATACACATTGAAGTAGCGAAAGATTTGAACTGGTGAAATTGGGCGCATAGTGTGGAAGTAAGCCTCCACAATCGCCTTAGACTCGGCGTAGAGATTGGCTGGCGCTACAGGGTCAGTCTCCCGAAAAGTCGTGTTGTGGGGGCCATAAACCGATGCGGAGGAGGCAATCTGGATCGGAATGCCGTACTTCTGGCAACGCTCCATCAGGGTGATGGTGAAACCCACGTTTTGCTTACGAAGGGCTATCCAGTCGTCACAGCGGGTGTCGGAGATCGCTCCGAGGTGAATGACGCGGTCTATTCCATAGAGGGAATACTCATCGCCCCACTCACATAGGTCTAGCTCATGATCTGACAGAGCCTTGACCATGTTTTGGCCAATGAAGCCTTTGTGGCCAGTGATCAGGATACGCATACAGCCCCCAGACTCTGGCAAGAGATTGCCGCTTTCTCATTGGCAAACGGCAAAGCTATGCCCATGTCGCCAGTTTCTAAGTGCTTGACCACCATAGCGGCCAAGAACACGTCACCTGCACCGCATACATCCACCACCTCGATAGGCTTGGCAGGATACATCTTGTCTTTGTAGCCACAGCCTTTGGAGCCGTAGGTGACGATCAGCTTGTCCTGCTCGGGAATGGATGTGGCCTCGTACAGCTCACGTTGGTTGATTTTTATGTACACGCCGGGGAAGTCCGCTAGGTTCTTCTTTTTGGTGTCCATGTAGATCGGGCCAGCAAACTGTTGCCTAAGCTCTTGAATGGTCTGATCCCAAACAAAGCCTTTGTTGTAGTCCGAGATCACGATGGCATCGAAGTCTTTCAAGGGCACACTGAAGTCGTATGGCAGGGACTCCTCGTCCATATCTACCCGAAGAAGATGTTCACCTGTCCGGCGGTTGATATAGCGGATTTTGCGGGATAGCTCTTCACTAACGCACAAAGTGACATCTGCACCAAATGCTTGCAGGTTCTGGGCTACGTTGAACGCCATGCCCATCTTCTCCTCGCTGTCCTCGAAGCTCAATAAAGGTGCGGCAGACTCTGGATTGACGCGGGTTATGTATCCGTAGCGGTATTCGTCTATGCACCCATCACCAATGACTAAGATCTTCATTGGCTGTCCCCCGGCTCGATGCGGTAGTTGTCCTCCACCGAGTCAGCAGTTGAGACTTCCAAGATCACACCTGCTTCAAGGCAAATGAGCTGGTGAGGCTCAAGCGGCTTGTTTCTCCAAGTATCTCCCACCTTGAGGATTTTTTCGTATCGTTGCGCATCTTGCGTGCCAATGTAGATCACTTTGAACAGCCCACTTTGGACTAGCCAAGTCTCGTCTTTTACGGCATGAAAATGCATGGAGAACTTAGCGCCTTCGTTGAAGGTCATCAGCTTGCCGCAGTATTTATCGTTGGTAGCCCAGATTAACTCAGAGCCCCAACCCTTTTCCACAATCCCCGATAGTCTCATTGATAATCCTTGTTGATGAATAGCCGTCTAAGAACGGAATAATGACTGTCTGTTTGACAAAGGTGTAACCCACTACCTGCTCAGGCTTGTAGTCGCCACCCTTTGTGATGATGTCTGGATTCAAGACCTGAATCAGCCTAAGCGGCGTTGGCTCGTCAAAGATGATGACCTCATCTACAAACCTCAGCGCCAGCAAGACTGCTTTGCGATCTTCTTCGTTATTGATGGGTCTATTCGGGCCTTTGAGGCGTTTTACTGACTCGTCCGAATTCAGACCAACGATCAGTCTTTTCCCGAGCTTGCGGGACTTTTTAAGATACTCAACGTGCCCACGATGGAGCACATCGAAGCAACCGTTGGTAAAGACTATCATCCGACTTTGTAAAGTGATGTTGGTTGGCGAGGGTTGATCCTGCGTGCCAGCTCTTCGGCGTAGTACTGCATACCCCACGGGCCTTCAATACGCGCATCGTACTTCTCAGGCGGTACAAACAGCTTGTTTGTGTCTTCAAAACGCCCTTCTTTGATGCGGTCAACCCAGATCAGGAAGTCAGGCTTGAAAGCCTCACGAGCCTCTGGTGTTGGGCAGACAAAGTCAGCAATCACATGAGAGCCATGACGACTGGCAATGTCACACAGAACGCCCATGCGACGAGCTTGCTCCAAGCGGTCAGCAATACTGAAGCCTAGGTCTTTGTTGATCTCACGGCGGATCTCGTCTGCGTTGAAGTGAACCGCTTGAAGCTGTCTGGCCAAAGCTTCAGCCAAGGTTGTTTTGCCTGCGCCGGGCAAGCCCATGATCAGGATTTTCATTCTTTCACCGCCCTCATCTTGATTAAGGTATGAAGCGCCACATTGTTCGCTTCCCGCATCAAACGCCTGAACATCTGATTCTCTTCATGCGTCAATGTACCGTTCTCGGTCTTCTGCTTGATCATGTCCAGCAGGCCGTGATAGAAGGGGTCGTACTCAAAGTCAAACGACTCTACGTCAAAGTCAATTCCATACTTGAGCGACATGCCAGAATTGGAGCCATACACTTCACGGTGCTCCTCACAATGTTTCTTGGAGAACATGTGCATCCCGCTCACAGTGATGGGGCGCTTATGGGTGGGATCGCCGTAGAAGTTGTCGTGGAAGTGGTGCGGAACCACGATGTCCAGCAAAGCGCCGTGCTTGCATACACGGTGCAATTCTTTCATCAGGGGGATGAATCCTTCCCCGATATGCTCGAGGATGTGGTGGGCACGGATCTCGTCAACAGAGTTGTCCTCAAGGGGCAACTTGTCTTGCTCGATGTTGCAAAGGAAATCCGGCTCAACCAGCGGGTCGTCATCGATGTTGAGAAACCCGTCAATACGCTTGTAGCCACTACCTAAGTTGATCTTCATTTTAACTCCTTGTTAACGGAGCGATGATACAAGATAGATAGCGGCTTTCCGCCCAACCAAACAAAAAATTTGCGGTTGTGCTTTTACAGCAACAGCTTACAGAGCGTCGAGTTCGTCGTGCGTAGTGCAGGCATCGATGGCCGCTTGCTTGGCAACCATGGCCTGACGAGCAGTCTCAATAGCGGCGGCATCAAATGTCTCAGGGTTACGAGCCTGTTGGTTCACAACCATCTGGAACCCAAAACCAGCGTTTGACTTCATGCCACCTTTGCGGTCATCCACAGAGATCTCGTATGTATCCCAGATGATCTGCACGGGGTCAACGCTCAGGTCAAAGCGGTGGGCTGTATAGCCTTGGCGACCAGCTTGAATCGTAGGACGAACTTCGACAGCGTTACGCCAGCCGTTGTTACCAACACCTTCAGATGGAGGCGTGTCCCAAACTTGTTTTACCTCACCATTGAGGACTTGCACGAAATGTGTCATTTAAGACTCCTTTGAAAAGATTGTAAATTAACCGTTTACCGCGCCAAACGCAACGGCTGTTTCATAGAAACTATATGGTCGAACCCAAGTATTTAAAGCGCCAATTTGCTTTGGACTTGAGTAGTTTGTGGTGTTGCCAAGGCCAAGGCTACCAGCGCCGCCATAGCCCCAAGACCAAATTGTGCCATCAGTTTTAACTGCCACTGTAGAGTAAAAACCACCAGCCACTGCCAACCAAGTAGTTAAAGACCCAACTTGAGTTGGTGATGACTTATAAGTTCCGGGCCCTGAAAGACCTATACCCAATTGACCGTAATTGTTTCTACCCCAAGCCCACAAGGTTCCGCCTGTTGTAACAGCAAGTGTATGCTGGTATCCGGCGGCAATGTCTAGCCAATTTGTGTTTGAACCAACTTGTTTTGGTGAGGAATATCTGGTTGTATTGCCCAACCCTAATTGACCTTGGTCATTGATACCCCACGACCACAAAGTGCCATCGGTTTTGAGTGCAATAGCAAAAGCGTTACCGCCAGCGGCTTTAGACCAATTGGTAAGCGATCCAATTTGTTTTGGCGATGAGTAGTAGGTGCTGTTTCCAAGACCCAATCTTCCATCACTTCCTTGACCCCAAGACCAAATGGTTCCATCTGTTTTTGTAGCCAGTGAAAATAGACCGTAAAGACTTTTCCCGATTGATGACCAATTTGTCAAAGCACCAACTTGTTTTGGTGATGAATAATTTGTTGTGTTATTTAACCCAAGTTGGCCTCGGAGGTTGTATCCCCAAGACCAAAGTGTTCCATCCGTTTTAACAGCAATAGGGCCATTGCCTGCTCCACCAATTTTTGACCAATCGGTCAAAGAGCCAACTTGCTTAGGAGATGAGTAGGCTGTTCTATTATTTAAACCAAGCTCACCAAAGTTATTAATACCGCAAACCCATAAACTGTTATCAGATCTAATTCCCTGTATGGTGTTGTAACCTGAAACAACATCTAACCAATTGGCTGTAGCGTTTAATTGTTTTGGCGATGAATAAGCTGTGGTATTGCTAAAACCCATCTGACCGCCAGTGTTCTTACCCCAAGCAAATAAACGAGCTTGCGGCGGAATAGGCCAAGTTCCCGCCCCCTTAGCATTTGCTTGACTGCTGATGTTCCAGATGCCTGAGTATTGAACGCCTTGAATAAGTTGTGTTGCCATATTTATCCTCTAGACAATACTGCGGTATATCCAGCAGAAACTCGCAACCATGTAGTTGTTAATCCAACTTGTATTGGTGAGGAGTAGTTAGTTATATTACTTAAGCCAAGTTGGCCATAATCATTTTTACCCCAAGTCCACAGAGTTCCATCTGTTTTTATAGATGTCATGAAATAAGCGCCACAAGCAATACTAAGCCAATTTGTCAAACTTCCAACTTGTTTAGGCGAAGAGTAATTGGTTGTATTACCTTGACCAAGTTGGCCCGCTGTATTAGATCCCCAAGTCCACAATGTACCATCAGTTTTAATGGCACCTGTGGAAAGTCCAGTTTGACCAGATGCCCAAGTTGTTAATGCGCCAATTTGTTTAGGGGATGAATAATATGACCTATTGCCTAAACCTAACTGACCAGATTGATTAGTCCCCCATGACCAAAGAGTGCCATCTGTTTTTACTGAAATAACGCAGTTAGTTATAATTCCAACATAAACAGAAGACCAATTAGTCAATGATCCAACTTGTTTTGGTGAGGAATACGCTGTTATATTTCCAAGGCCAAGCTGACCATGATTATTACCACCCCATGACCAAAGCGTACCGTCAGTTTTAATAGCGCATGTTGAGATATAAGCGGCAGAAACTTTTAGCCAAGTAGTCAATGCGCCAATTTGTACTGGAGAAGAATAGTTAGTTCTGTTATTTAATCCCAACTGCCCATTACCATTCCAACCCCATCCCCATAATGTACCATCAGTCTTAACAGCTATGGTATGAGAGTAACCAGCACTAACCGTACTCCAATTAGTTAAAGCACCTACTTGTTTTGGGGATGAATAATTTGTTGTATTTCCTTGACCTAATTGACCAAAGTTATTATTACCCCATATCCATAAAGTTCCATCAGTTTTAATTGAACTTGATGTAACCCAATTCAAACTAATAACAGACCAATCTGTTAATGACCCTACTTGCTTTGGAGATGAATATCTAGTAGTGTTACCAATACCTAACTGACCGCTATTATTTGAACCCCAACTAAACAAGTTGTATAAGTATGTAGGCGTTTGCGTAGCCAGCGGATTAAAGCCCGGCTTATTGAATCCAGCGGCATATCTAAAGCTCACGCTACGCTCCTTAGTGCGGCACGATTGGCGTTCAGGCGCTCCTTGATCTTCTCAAACGGAGCTTCCCACTCGCCAAATACTTCTTGCCTGAATAAAGTCATGGTGTCGTAATAAGGTGTCTTGTCGCCGTCTAACGCATACAAGTAGTACCCCATCACTGGAATCACCACCCATGTTTCCACGCCCATAGCCGCCGCCAAATGGCTGACTGATGTGCAAGAAGAGATCACCAGATCGCAACTAGCCACCGCCGCTTGGGTGTCTGCCCATGTGTTTAATGGTACTTGTTTTACCCATATTGGGCAAGCCTCAGAACCCTCATCACGCTGTAGTGAAATGAATTCCGCGTCAGCATCTTTGATGGCGTTGAACAGCAACTCATAGGGAAATCGTTTGTTGTGGTCATCCTCAAACTTTGAGTTGCCCTGCCAGCGGATGCCGATGCGTTTTTTACGGCCTTTGATGGTCGTAGGCTTTGTGATGTATGGATCACCACGCAGATCAGACATCTCGTAGCCAAGGTAGTTAGGGGCTGTCATGCCGTAGCACCAGAAGTCATGGTACACACCAAACTCAGCACCAACCTGAACGACAGCGGATACGCCTTCAATTCCGGCAAACAAGTGCGCCAGTTGACCAGAACAGCAAACAACAACCTTGTTGCCACGAGCCACTAGGTCACGGGCATAACGCACTTGGTGAATCTGATCACCCAAGCCGTGGTCGCAGTATAAGAGGATTGTGCCCTTGGTCTTGCCGTCCCACTCAGGAGCTGGTGTATCAGGTCGACGCTCACCGATGATCCCGCAGTAGCGACCGCGATCCATCTGTTTGTAGCCTTCGCCAATCTGACCCTGTTTGAGCAAGTACCATGAGCGGTTATAGGCGGCTCGGTGGTCGTTAGGACGCTCCGCGTGGAGTTTCTCAGACAGTCTCCAGCCTTCAGCGAAGTCACCCATCTTGCCTGCGGCGACCTGAAGATCGAGGTCATCCAACTCAGGCATTGTTCGTTTTCCGTTACTCCAGAACTCTGGCTGGCAGAATTGGTTGTAGTGGTGCTTGAGCAAGTCTTTTGATACATCATTGTGCTGTTTAGCCAAAACTGGTTTGACATCGTGCATACCAGCGTAGCCGTGCAGATTCTCGTCGTCTTCTTTGACTGACGAGCCATCAATGTTGGAGAAGTCGTAGTCGTATGCAGGCAGTTCCAAGAACTCATGGATACGAGCCAGCTCTGCGCGGGGATCAGCCAACAGCTTGTCGTATTCAACAAACAGGAAGTTCTCTGGCATGGCTTGGTAGCCAGCTTCCAAAGACAAATAAGCGGCTTTCAGGTGGTCAGCTAACTGGCCTGAATACATGAACTCATCCAGATCGGCAGGCTTTGCCACACGGACAAATGAAGCCATGCAGTCTGGCACTGGACGCACTGTAGCAATCACCTTGCATGGACGGCCAATCACTTGTGACATAGCACCCATAATCTGGGGAATAGGCCAGCCACGAGACTTGTCAATGATGACAGGCTTGTCTGTATCGGCATAGAACGCATCAATGCACCCGCGCATGGTTTGCGCAAGCTTTTCTCTGGTGGGGTCGTTGTCATTCAAAAGACCTGCTGAGTGCCATGTATTGGCCAAGCCATCAAGGGCGTGGACAAGCCCAGATGTGGTAGATACATGGGTCATTGGGTTCTGGTTCAGGATAGCCGCAAGGACTGTAGAGCCAGAACGTGGAATGCCAGAGAGGAAGTGCAGTGTTTTGTTCATGTGTTTATTTTTAAGAAGTTTTATTGATTTATAGCATATGCTGATTCACTACCAGAAAATACTTGATACCAAGTAGTTAGTGAACCAACTTGTTTTGGCGAAGAATAATATGTTCTATTATTGAGTCCAAGTTGACCATTGCTATTTAAACCCCATGACCACAAAGTACCGTCGGTTTTAATGGCAAAACTAGCATAGTTACCAGTCAGCATGGTTTTTGACCATGTTGTTAAAGCTCCAATTTGTTTTGGTGAAGAATAGTTGGTAATGTTTCCAGTTCCAAGATTTCCAACTATGTTCCTACCCCAAGCCCACAAGGTTCCATCCGTCTTGATTGCAAGTGCATGGTTATATCCACAAGTAACTGATAGCCAATTAGTTAACGCACCAATTTGTTTTGGACTGGAGTAATCGGTTGTATTACCAATACCAAGCTCTCCATTGGCGTTATAACCCCAAGACCACAAGGTTCCGTTTGTTTTAATTGACCAAGTTGTTGCGTACCCAGTAGCAACGGAAAGCCAATTTGTTAAAGATCCAACCTGCTTTGGAGATGAATAAGAAGTTGTGTTACCAAGACCAAGTTGACCAAAGAAGTTATAGCCCCAAGACCACAATGTTCCATCAGTTTTGACGGCGGCTGTGTACTGATAATAAGCACCGCAAGAAACTTTTGACCAATTAGTTAACGCTCCAACTTGCTTTGGTGAGGAATAAGACGTCCTGTTGCCAAGACCTAATTGACCTTCAATGTTATCTCCCCAAACCCACAATGTTCCATCCGACTTGATTGCGGCGGCAAAACAACTTGAATATCCCCCGCCAGCAGAAACTGAAGACCAAGTAGTCAATGAACCAACTTGCTTAGGAGATGAATAATCAGTTCTATTTCCAAGACCAAGTTGACCTTTTGTGTTACCGCCCCAAGACCAAAGCGAATTATCGGATTTGATTGCTACAACAAAAGTTCTTCCAACATTCCAATAACCACCAGAGGCTCCAGTTGTCCATCTGGCAGAAGAACCAACTTGTTTTGGAGATGAATAACTTGTTATGTTTCCAGTACCAAGCTGACCAGTATTGTTTAAACCCCAAGAGTACATATACGGAGGCAAAGGCCAAGTCCCAGCCGCAATAGCGGCATTCACCTGTTGCATTGTCCAGATGCCTGAGTATTGAACGCCTGATACAAGTATTGGCATATTAGTATCCTAAAGCGAAGGTAGAAGTAGCCGTAAAAGATACTCTGTACCAATTTGTTAATGCGCCAAGTTGTTTTGGAGATGAATAATAAGTTGTGTTACCAAAACCTAATTGGCCAACATTATTTTGTCCCCAACCCCATAAAGTTCCATCAGTTTTGACAGAAGCAGATGAGTAAACAGAACCAGAGGTTTGCGACCAAGTTGTTAAAACACCCACCTGTTTAGGTGATGAATAATCCGTTTGGTTATTTAAACCAAGTTGGCCAGCGCCGTTATATCCCCAAGTCCATAACGTGCCGTCAGTTTTAATTGCAAGAACATGATATGTTCCAGTGTTAACACTTGCCCAATTAAGCAAAGAACCAACTTGCCTTGGAGATGAGTAAGAAGTTGTGGTACCTAAACCAAGTTGGCCAAAATTACTACGTCCCCACGTCCATAATGTTCCGTTTGTTTTTACAGCAACAGTAAAATATCCACCAGCGGAAACATTTAGCCAGTTCGTGAGGGAGCCGACTTGCGTTGGAGATGATCTTTTAGCGGTAACGGCTATATTCAATCCTAATTGACCATAATCATTCAAACCCCAAGACCAAAGCGTCCCATCAGTTTTGACGGCAACAGTATGGTAGTAGCCTGATGTAACCTTAGACCAATTTGACAAAGAGCCGACTTGTTTGGGCGATGAATAATTTGTTCTATTGGTCAAACCAAGTTGGCCTTGAAAGTTATCTCCCCAAGACCACAGAGTGCCATCAGTTTTAATTGCCGCAGTAGAGTATTCTCCTGCTGATACACTTAACCAATTAGTAAGAGAACCAACTTGTTTGGGTGATGAGTAGTTAGTTATGTTACCCAATCCAAGTTGTCCAACATTATTTCTGCCACAGACCCACAAAGTACCATCGGTTTTTGTTGCTAAAAACTGAGCAGAATTGCCATTCTCAGTTTTAACATTAGCAATCGTCGCCCAATTTGACAACGATCCAACTTGTTTGGGTGATGAGTAGTTTGTAATGTTACTTAAACCGAGCTGACCAAAATCGTTATACCCCCAAGAATACAAATAATTTGTATAAGTGGTGGTCTGTGCCGCCAGCGGGTTAAAGCCCGGCTTAACAATACTCCCAGCGAACATTTGTCGTAATGACATACTGTTCCCCTATCAAGAAGCGATAGATTCGTAGCTGATCGTGTAAGTGATACCGCTCGCTGTGCCAGAAGTCACAGTGATTGATGTGCCTTCCATCAGATAGACACCAGTTGTCTTGTCCACAGCAATCAGTGATGCACTAGCAGGCACAGAGATCGTTGAGATGATTGGGTATGCCGTACCACCGCTAGGTGCAGAGCCTTGGGCCACAGCACCGTTGGTGTAGATGGCTACGGTAGCATTCACGGCAGAAGAGCCGTTCACGTTAGCGCAGACAATCTGATTGATCTTGTAGACCAAACCAGAAGATGCGGCGTTGGGCAACAGAACAACAGCAGTTGTGCCGCTAGGAGTTAAGTACGTCGTGTTGCCTGTGAGGGTCGTGACGTTGACGATATTTGGATTTGCCATGATGGTTCCTTACAGACCGAATACGATTGAAAAAGCGATTGCTTGACCCTTGCTTGCGCCAGAAGCCGCTGGTGTAGCTGATGTCCAAGTTGTTCCGTTGGATGTCAACACATTACCAGAAGCGCCCGGAGCAACAACCTGTAAAGCAGAAGTTCCGTTACCCAACAAAACATTGTTTGCTGTCAGCGTCGTAGAACCTGTACCACCAGCAGAAACTGGGGTTGTTTTCCACGCGATAACTTGTACTGAACCGCCACTATCTTTGTAGAAGAGTTTACCGTCAGCCGTGTTAATTGCCAACTCCCCAGCGGCAAGATTTCCTGCCGATGGCGCATTAGTTGTTGTAGCGCTGTAGTAGAGCTGAATTGGTGTGTAGCCTGTTTGTGCCATTAGAACGTACCTCCTGAGATACCAGCAGTGATTGCGTTAGTTGATGGATTGTAAGTAATACCAGCATCAACACCTAGAGCTTGATTGCCAGTGGAAGATGAGGCAACAAACGGAATGTAAAAGTCGGCGTTTGTGCTCGTGGCTGTTGTGGCCACGTTTGCGGCGTTTGTGGCATTTGTAGCGCTACCAACCGTGACGCCAGAAGGATCGCTCCACTGCGGTGCAGTACCGCTAGATGTCAGCAAGTATGTGCTGGATCCAATACCCAACTTGCTCAAAGCTGTGCCTGTTGAGTAGTAAGGAAGGTCACCAGCCGTATAGCTAGTCAAGCCAGTGCCGCCGTTTGATGTAATCAACGTACCAGCAAACGTAATCGTGCCAGAAGAAGTTACAGGGCCACCGGAGGTAGTCAAGCCTGTCGTGCCACCAGAAACGTCCACAGAGGTCACTGTGCCCGTTCCAGCCACATCCCAAGTGAAGGCGGAGCCATTCCACTTCAAATAATGGCCAGTGGTTACTGGCGCGTCAATAAAGCTTGTTGTGCCAGAGTTTGTGTTGTAAACAATCTTGTTGGCCGCACCGCCAGCTACGTTAGTTGCGGTGGTTGCAGAAGTCGCGCTGGTAGCGGATGTGGCCGTGGCGGCGTTACCAGAGATCGCAATATTCCAAGTGCCAGTTGCATTAGTGCCGCTGGTAGAAGGTGCGCCGACATCAGCGTAGCCAAGAACAACAGCGCCTGTCTGACCATTGACAGAGCTGACCAAGTTGGTCTGGTCAATCTTTTGCCAAGATGTACCATTGAAGATAGCCCAGTCACCCACTTGCCAGTCAGTAATACCGTCAAGGTTTGTTGCTCCAGCAACTGAGACAACATAGTAGTAACCGTTTGTGCCAACACCAGATGCAAGCGTAGGCGTGTTAGTCGAGGCGTTCCAAGAGCCCTGATACACCAAGCCACCAGTGATGGCGGCGGTTGTTACACCTGTAATCACACCCTTGGCATTCACAGTGATGACAGGGATCGCTGTGGTTGAGCCGTAGGTGTTTGCAGTCACACCAGAAGCGGGGAGGTCTGCATTGACCATTGCACGGAAGCTAGGCGTGCCAGAAGAGCCGTTAGGAGCCGCCAGCATATAGTTGGCTGTCTGGGATGCCCAAGTTGCCGTCAGATCGCCAGCAGAAGTCACTGGTGAGTTGGTGACGGTGAAGTCACTAGGCAACACCAAACCAACAGAGGTTACGCCAGTGCCTGTAGTGATAGCGCCCCAAGCGCCGTTTGCATAACCTTCAAAGGTAGCTGTAGTGGTGTTGTAGCGAAGTTCACCATTGGTGGCTGGAGAAGGACGCTCGGCGGTTGTACCGATTGGAAGGGTCACACCCTCCGTGCCGGGGAGCACAACGTTGTCAGCAATTGCAAACGTAGGGTTACCAGAAGCACCGTTTCCGTTGGTAACAGTGATCTGATTTGACGTACCTATAAGGTCACGACCAGACACCGTAGTGCCGCCACCAGTCATGGCCAAAACACCCGTGCCAGACAAGCCAGCAACGGATGCGGCCACGCCTGTCAATTGGAACGTAGGGTCACCAGACACGCCGTTGCCATTAGTAACGCTTAAACCGCTACCAGACGTCGAAAGTGTACGAGCGACTACTGAGCCACTAGATTTGGAAATAATCCCGTTAGAAGCCGATTCAAGGCTTCCTGAGACGCCATTTAGATACACCTGAAGCGTGGACTGCGCACCACCGTCAATCAAACCAACACCAGTACCACCAGACAGCGCACGGCTGTTGGCCAACGTAGGCTCTTGGTTGAGCGTCAGGAACGTCTGTGTTTGATTGGGCGAAGAGGAGATCGCGCCGGTAGTTGTTTGAACGGTCTGGCCATTCTGAACAATAGGTACAAGCTCGGAGCCTGTAATCGTGCCAGCGGTTGGTAATTGTGAGATCGTTACTTGTGCGGACATATCATGGGCTCAGTTGGTCATTGTTACCGTTGTTCTCGGGCGTCTGAGTATTACCTTCAGTCGAGATGATGAAGCTACCACCTGTGATGCCATTTTGAGTCGTAACAATGTCATTGTCATTGGCGGCAACGCTCACGTCAGGACGTGGGAATCTGATCGTTATTCTCTCAGTTTTTCGGGCTGGGAGTCTATAGGGATCTTTCTCATCCGCACAACCTTGGCCACAAACTTGGAGGCCGGGGAAATTGGGGTCAGGTCTCATCTCGTCGTGGGCACGCTTCATCTTGCAACGATCACAGATCGCTATCGATAAAGTAGCATTTCCACGGGTGTCGAGAAAGATTGGCATTATTTTGTGTACACGCTGATGTTAGGAGCGAAGTAGATCGGCGACTTGTCACGCTCTTCTTGCTCAACCATGTTTAGGTACTTCTCGGCCTGCGCTTCGAGGTATTGGATGCGTTGCATGTCAACGCCGGGCAACTCGAGGCTCATACGGTGAGCCAGCATCATCAAAGTTGCTTCGTACCAGCGCGTTGGGATGTACAGCTCGTCAGTCAAAGCGCCTACATCCATGATCTGTTTGCTGTACCACACGGTAATTTGCACGAACGGATCGCTTGGGACTGGCCACAAGTACAGTGTAGGCAGGGGAATCGTGCGGTCAAACCAGAATTGGAATGGTTGGTTGGCCGTAAAGTTCTTGTTTGGCAGGTTTGTGTAGTCGTCGCGGTTCAAACGAGACATTGTGATCTCGGTTGAGTTGTTTCCAACGTAAAACTCACGCAAAGCCAGCGTTGTGCCACCAGAAGCGCGGACGCGGTAGTACTGCACGTCTTGACCGGGGTTAATATCCGTCCAGATCCACTGGTTGTCGGTCACAGTCACGGTTCCGAGGCTCTCAAGCGTCGTCCAAGTGCTGTTATCCGTCGAATATTCGAGGGTCAGCGTCCATGTGGCGCTTCCACCGCCCGCAACATAGGGCAAGATGCCAATCGAGCCAGCATAAATGGGGTTGTTTGTCCCAAAATTGGCTGAAATGTTGCCGTTTGCACTGCTCTGTTGGCAGTAGGTGTCCACATTGTTGTCACCAACGTTGGCCACAACACCGCCAGCGGACGAACTGTAGCTACAAGAAGGGCGGCTCATCGTGCGATAAAGCACGTTTAGAGCGTCGTTTGCACCTGCGGGTAGGCTGTATATGTAATTGTTTGCAGAAACGCCCAAAACGATTTTATCGATGGCGAAATACTGTATCCCGATGTTGATCAGGTTCTGCAAAAGAAAGCCAAGCGACTGACGAGCTGAAACTAACTGCTCAGAGGTCAGTTCTTCGGCCAGTTTGCCAGCACGTCTCGCACCATGATCAATCAGGGTTTGGACATTGACTGTTTGACCGTATGTGTCTGAGTACGCCATTGTGTTTCCTTACCAGCCGGGGCAGTTCCAGCGTTGCATCGATGCACGTGATCGACTGCCCTTTTCGCTCTTTTCTGCTACAGGCTCCATTCTCGCGCAAAACGAGTCCCTGCGGGGGCCTCCTTGGGGCTGTGGAGCCTTTAAATTTGATCCAGTCTCACGGTTGTACTTGGCACGACCTTTGGCCGTCAAACCAGCGCCTTGCTTGGCAGGGAGCTTCTCACCGCGACCTATGGCCAAGCTAGGGCCACCGCCCTTCATTTTGGCTGTTTTGGCAGATTCTTTAAATGCTTTAGCCGTTGGAGCACCTTCGCTCCCAACTCTGCGCATTTTCTCCCCAGAGCCTTCAGCGATTCTTTCGCGTTTTGCATGAATGTTGGCATACAGACCACCTTCTTTTAACTTCTTGTCGGCTTTGACAAATTCTTTGCCGACTTTCTGAGGCACACCACCAAAGCCACCCTTTGTATGGGCGGCGGCTTGCATCAACCGTTTTTGTGATGGTGATTTGCTTGGCATATCAAGGGCCTTCTTTGATGACGACCATTTGCAATTGGGCGCTCATGTTAGAAGAGCCAAGAAAAGCAATGCCACGGAAATCGATGTCAGACTTTTCAGTGACTGGGAATGGGTAATCAGCCTCACAAGTAAAAGCGCCAATTGCTTGAATGCGAGTCACTGTAGCCAACAAGAAAGCTCCGCCAAAAGGACGAACATAAATTTTTCCAGTGCTACCTGCGTTGGCAGTGGCGTTATAGGACGACACCATGTAACGTGTGATGTACGCTGTGTAACCAGCAGGCACTGTGTAGACGCACTGCTCTGCTACACCAGCAGTTGCGGCAATTGCGGCAAGCGTCGTTGGTGTGCTGTTTGCAATTGTGATGGTTCCCTCATTGGAATTCGAGGAACCTGCTGTTGCAACATATGCTGTGTTCACGCGCAAGAATGACTGTGTAGTCGTCACTGCTGTAGTGCCGTTCATAGTCACAGTTTCGGTAATGGGCAGATAGTTTGCATCCAGACCCTCAATCACCACTGTGCGTGCGCCAGTACCAACTGGGCTACCATCATCATCAGCATCATCACTGACTACAGTCAAAACTGTTGCAGTAGACGGAAATGAATAAACGCCGCCAACAGACCAAATTGTCTCTTCGGTAGTACCAACTGCCGTGTTAAAGCCAAATGGACAAGTGCGGGTATGACCCTGAATTTGACCGCGAGAGACCTGCAACTCGAACGGTTCATATGCGCCTTGGCGCGAAATAGATGAAATTACGGTTGCCAT